CTGTCCCTTCCCTCTCCCCTCGACCCCCCCGCCGATGCCCCAATTGTCCCTAATGTCGGGGTTACGCCCTGTCCCTGTCCTCTCTCCCCCCCTCCACGCGAATGACGCCCCGGGATAGGGCGCCATCGGCCAAGCGCGCCCTGGACGAGGCGCTGAGGATCGTCGACCTGCCGGCGAAGGCCGGGCCGATGGTCGCGCTGGCCAAGCGCCTGGCCGCCGAGCTGGACGCCACCGCAGACGCCGACCGGGTGGTGCGGTTGGCGGGCCGGCTGCAGCCGGCGCTCGAGGCTCTGGGGATGAGCGTGGGCGAGACCGGCGCTGCGGGGGGAGGTGTTCCGGGTGGTCGCAGCGACCTTGACGAGTTCAAGGCGAGGCGTGCTCGGCTCGCCAATCCCGCGTCTGTGGACCCCTCCACTCCGTGACCTGAGCGAGCCGGACGCTTCGGTTGGCCCGATGCAGGCCGAGTTCGCCAGGACCTTCCTGCGGGCGCCGCTCGACCCATGGCAGGAATGGCTGACCCTGCACGCCGGAGAGCTCCTGCCGGACGGCCGGCCCAGGTTCTGGCTGATCTTGGTTCTGGTGGCCAGGCAGAACGGAAAGACCCACGTCCCGGCCGTGTTGGCGCCCTTCTGGTCGCTGGCCGAGGACCGGCCCATGATCCTGGGCACTAGTACAAAGTTGGAATACGCCAAGGAATCGTGGCTGCGGTCCGTCCGGATGATGGAGCGGGCGGCCCGGCGTCCGGGCGACCCTCTGCACGGGATGATCCCGGCCAGGCGTCAGGCCTGGGTCCGCCAGACGAACGGGGAGTGCGGCTGGATCCTCGGCGACCCGGCTGATCCGCGCCAGTACCGGATCAGCCCGGCCAACGAAGAGGGTGGCCGGAGTCTGACGATCGACCGCCTGATCATGGATGAGTTGCGCCAGCACCATGACCGGTCTGCGTGGAACGCCGCCGTCCCGGCCACCGAGGCGGTGCACGACTCCCAGGTGTGGGCACTGTCCAACGCGGGAGACGACCGCTCGACCGTGTTGAACGCGGAGCGGTCCGCCGCCCTGGCCACCATCGAGACCGGCGACGGTGACCAGGGCGTCGCCCTGTTCGAGTGGTCCGCTCCGGATGGGGCAGACCCGACGGACCCTGAGGCCTTGGCCGCGGCGAACCCGCAGTACGGCTACCGGATGAACGCAGAGCGGATGCTGGGGAAGGCCCGGACGGCGCTTACCAAGGGGGGCGAGATATTGACCGGGTTCCGGACCGAATCCCTGTGTCAGCGGGTCAAGGTCCTGGATCCGGCGGTCGATCCGGGCTCGTGGGCCCGTTGCCTGGATCCGGGCTCACTGGCCGACCTGCGGTCGCGCCTGGCCCTGGTCATCGATGTGGCCCCGGATGGCGGGCACGTCACCTGCTACGCCGCGGCTGTCCTGGCCGATGGGCGGGTGCGGGTGGACCCGGGAGAGGCGTGGGACGGTCCCGGGTGTGTGGACGCCGCAGAACGGGCCCTGCCGGACGTGCTGGCCCGGATCCGCCCCCGGGTGCTCGGGTGGCTTCCGGGCGGACCGGGGGCCGTGCTGGCGGCCCGGCTGAAGGACCGGCACCAGCGGGGGTGGCCACCGGCCGGGGTGCTGGTCGAGGAGATCTCCGCCGAGACGCCCGCGGTGTGCATGGGGTTCGCCGAGCTCGTCACCGCCGGACAGATCGCGCACTCCGGTGACCCCCTGCTCGATGCGCACGTCGCGACCGCCGCGCGTCAATGGCGGACCGGCCGTCGGTGGGTGTTCGCCGGACCTCACGTCGATGCGGTCTACGCGGCCGCGGGCGCCGCGCACCTGGCACGGACGATGCCGGCGCCGTTGGGCAAGCCACGACTGATCCGCAGCAGCAGATCCTCCAAGGATTCCTAGCGCTGTGATGCAAAGCATAGAATCCTGTCGTGAAATGGTGGTCGCGACTTCGGCTCGCTAGTCGGGTCGCGTCGCAGCCTGCCCCCGCGCGGCCGCGGGTGCTGTTCTCGTGGTCGCCGGGCCCGTACCTTTCGGGCGGAACCTATGTGGGGACGGCAGGGCACACGTCGCGGGTGACGCGCGACGAGGCCCTGAGTGTGTCGGGCGTGAAGCGCGGACGTGATCTGCTGTGCTCGATCGCGTCGCTGCCACTGGAGCTGGTGGGCCCGGACAGATCCCGGGTGCGGTCGCCACTGCTGGAGCAGATCGACGCTCACACCGCGAACATCGTCACGATGGCCATGACCATCGAGGATCTGATCTTCGACTCGGTTTCGTGGTGGCTGATCACGGGCTACGGATGGGACGGGTTCCCCGTCGAGGCCAGGCACGTCGACCTCACTGCAGTCAGCATGTCTCCGCCGCCCGGGTATCCGCTGCACACGCTGCCGTCGGGCATGTTCCCAGACGGTGTGGTGTGGGTGCTCGGGAAACCGGTCAACGGGTCGGACATGATCCGGTTCGATTCGCCGAACGGCCCGCTGCTGGTTCACGGTGCCCGCACCATCAGGCGGGCGTTGAAGCTGGCGCAGGCCGCTGAGATGTACTCCGACGATCCTGAGGCACGCGCCTACTGGACGCCCAACGAGGGCGCGGACCCTGCTGACGACGACGACGTCACGAAGATGCTCGACGCCTACGTAGCCTCACGCCAGGAACGCGGCGAGGCGTACATCCCGGCCGCGGTGACCCGGAACCCGATCGACGTGGCGTCCCCCGCCGATCTCCAGCTGATCGAGCAGCAGAAGCGGTCCGACCTGGAGATCGCGAACCTGATGCAGCTTGACCCCGAGGACCTGGGGGTCAGCACGACGACCCGCACCTACGCCAACGCTACCGATCGGAGGCAGGACCGGCTGAACAACACGTTCGCGGGGTACATGAGGGCGGTCACCGATCGGCTGTCCCTGGGCGACGTGACGAAGCCCGGGTATCGGGTGAGGTTCAACCTGAACGACTACCTGAAGGCCGACCCGTCCACCCGTTGGTCCACTTACGGGATCGCCCTGGACAAGGGCGTGAAGTCCGTCGAGGAGATCCGCCAGGACGAGGACCTCCCGGCGATCCCCGTCGAGGCGCGGCCCGCACCAGCGCCCGTACCGGCCCCGCAGGGAGGCACCGTGCAGCAATCCAGTACCCGCCAAGTGGTCCGGCTATCCGCCGTGCCGGGTGACGTCGTCACCGTGACGTTCGCGTCGGCCGACTTCGCGGCATCCAGCCAGAGGCGGACGATCGGCGGGACGATCCTGCCGTTCAACGTGCAGACCGGAGACCACCGGAATCTCAAGTTCGCGGCCGGGTCAGTGGAGTGGAACCGATCGGCCGTCTCGCACATCAAGCTGGACCGTGAGCACGACAAGGCGCAGCTCCTGGGCGCCGCGACCGAGCTGCGGTCCGACGATGCCGGGATCACGGGGATGTTCAAGATAGCCCGGACGGCGGGCGGTGACGAGGCGCTGACGCTGGCCGAGGACGGCGCCCTTGACGGGCTGTCCGCCGTGGTCGAGATCCTCGATGCCCTCCCCGATCCCGCCTCTGAGGGCGGCCTGCTGGTCACCTCCGCCCGGCTTCGTCGGGTGACGCTCACTGCAGACCCGGCGTTCACCGACGCCCGGGTAACCACCGTGGCCGCCTCAGCGGTCACCACCGAAAGGACCACCGTCATGCCGTGCACGATCTGCGGTCAGGTTCACGCGGCGGACGCTCCGTGTCCCATCCCGGCTACCGTCACTGGTCTGACCGCCGCGCTCACCAGCGCCACCGAGGCGTTCACCGCCGCCGTGCAGGCCCTGGGCGCCGTCCCGGCCGAACAGCGGACGATAATCAACCCGACCCGCCTGGGCGAGGGCGTCAGGGTTGAGCCGCTGACCTACTCCCTGACCGGCGTGGGCCACTCGTTCGTGCGGGATGCGTGGGACGCCCGGCACGCCTCCTACGGGTCGCAGGTCGCTGAGGACGCGATGGCGCGGCTTCGGAAGTACGGGGAGCAGACCGCCGATTTCGCTGCCCGCTCGGCGGCCCGCACGGTGGCCCTGGCGGACGCGGGTAACACCACCGACCAGGCTCAGATCATCCCGCCCGGATACCGGCCGGACCTCTATGTTGGTCAGGTCCCGCAGGGTCGCCCGCTGTACGACTCGATGGGCACCAGGATCACGCTGGTCAACGCGACCTCGTTCAAGGTCCCCGTGTGGGTCAGCTCAGCCGGCCTGTCCGGCCCGAACGTCGAGGGCACCGGTCCCAGCACGGGCACCATCACGGACCACACCTACCGGACCGTGAGCCCTACCGCTCAGTCCGGGGAGTTCGTGGTCACCCGAGAGCTGATGGACTCCAGCAACCCGGCGATCGACGTGATCGCCCTGAACGCCATGCGCGAGGAGTACGGGCAGGACACCGAGGCGGTCATCGCTACGGCGGTCGCCGCCGCCACCGACAACAACACCGGTTCCGGCCAGTCCACCGAGGGTTGCTACGTCTACGACGTCACCGGAACCGGCAACGACCTGGCCATCGACGGTGTCCGCGAGATCTCCGCTGACTTCGGGGCGCACCGGTTCATGGAGCCGGACACCCTCCTGGCTAGCCCGACCGGCTTCAAGGCCCTCACGAAGGCCGTCGACGACATCGGCCGCCCCATATTCCCGTACATGGGTGGCGGGAACGCGATGGGCTCCTACGGGCGCGCCAACCGCCGAATGGACGTCGACGGGTTCGCCACCCCGAACGTGTGGAGCATGACGTCCACCTACGACGACCTATTGATGTTCCTCAGCACTGACCTTCTGGTCGGTGAGTCGCCGCTCCTGACGTTCCGGTTCGAGGAGAAGGGCGGCCCGGAGAACATCTACCTGAACATCTGGGGTTACTTCTGTTTCCAGATCCTCCGGTACACCGGCATCCACTCGGTCAACTACACCGCGGCCTGATTCAGGCGCGGGGGTCCCTACGTACGTGAGGAATTGGCTATGTCCTACGCAACCCGAGCCCGCACCGACGTCATCGGTGTGTTCGTCGCCAAGGCCGCCGCCCTGCCCCCTGCCACCGGGGCGTCTGAGGACATCTTCTCCGTCACCGGCGAAGTGCTGATCACCTCGTTCTTCGGGCGGGTCACCGTGGCCATCCCCAACGAGGTGCTCACGCTGGCTGCCGCGTTCGACCCGGACGACGGCGGATCCGACGTCGCCCTGGCCACGGCCACCAGCGTGCAGAACATCGCGATCGGCACCTGGCTGACGCTCAACGCCACGACCGGCGGGGCACTGATCGTTGACCTCGACGTCGCCGACATGGTCGTTCCACTGGCACCACTGGCCATGTGGGACGGCGACATCAAGGTGACCATGGCCGGGGGCGGCGCCATCGGCACCACGGCCCGAGTGGAATGGGGGCTCACCTACCTGCCCCTGTCCGCCGACGGCGCTGTCGTCGCCGTCTGAGAGGACTAGTCATGTCGTCGAGTGCACTCCGTGCCAGAACAGAGGTATTCGGTAAGTACGTATATCGGACTGCTGCGCTACCTCCGGCTACTGGTGTCAGCCATGACCTATTCAGCACTACTGGCCAGATCTTGCTCACTGGACTCTATGGTCTCGTCACTGTCGCCACTCCCAATGAGGTACTGAGTTTCGACCTGGCGCTAGACCCCGATGACGCGGCGTCAGATGTAGCGCTGGGAACGGCAGTTAGCGTTCAAAACAAGGCGGCTAACACCTGGATTGCGCTGCCTACCGCCATCGGGGGAGCGCTCACTACCCGCTTCGAGGTAATCGGTAACACAGGGCTGGTGACTCCGCTCGCTCTGGCTGCTGGTGACATCAAACTGAACACAACCGGTGGCGGCGCGATTGGCACCGCGGCCCGTGTCTCATGGGCAGTTATGTGGCTTCCACTCTCCGATGATGGTGACATTGTCGCCGTCTGATCCGGCCGTGCCGCCCCTGACCCATCCCCGGGGGCGGCACGCGCCACAGCATCACGAGAAGAGGTGACACCGGATGCCCGCGACACTGAGCGACAACGACCTGTTCGCCGACGTCGGGGACACCTGGCGTGGATGGCTGATCGTCATCGACAACGACTACCGCGGGGCCGCCGCTGACTCCGTCGTGGTCGCCGTGACCACCCCGGATGGTGGCTCGGCAACAGGGACGGCGACGGCGCAGACCGCTATCGGCCTGTACCTGCTGGAGTACGACCTTGCCGCGGCCGGCTCGCACCAGCTGGTCGTCACCGCCACCTCGACGACATTCGGCGACGACGTCCTGACCTTCGTCGTGCACGCCCGCGCCACCACCGGCACCCCCCCCGACATGTCGGCCGTCAAGTCGTACCTCGGGGACACCAGCTCAACCGACGAGGAGATCTCCGATGCGCTTAGCGCGGAAACTGCAGCCCAGACCCGCTCCTGTGCCATCCCCGTCGACTACCCGGAAGACCTCGCGCAGGCCCTCAAAAGGCGGGTCGCCCGCAACCTCGCGGCCCGCGCCGTCCCGGTAGCGTCGTTCACCAGCTTCGAGGGCGGCGGGACGTCTGCCCGGGTACCAAAGGTGGACGCCGAGATCACCCGCCTCGAGGCTCCCTTCCGTCGACTGGTGGTGGGGTAGATGACCGCGACCCTGACCGAGGCCCGAGAGGCGCTCGCCGAGACGCTCAGCACGGTCGAGGGTCTGAGTGTCCGGGCCCGCCCGACGGTGAGGACGCCACGGCAGGGGGACGGGTGGGTCACGCTCGGCCGAATGACCCCGGCTGACTTCACTCGCACCGCGGTCATCCTGGTTGCCGTGGTCATCCTCGGCGCCGACCAGCTGGCCGCCGATGAGCTGCTGGAGACGTGGGCAGTCGACTGCATCGACGCCGTCACGTCGGCCGACTGGCCCTCCGCGGACATGGTGCTGGATCCGATCACGCTGTTCG